ACAGATAACATTCTCGAGCAAGAACTTAACTTAAACGTTAATGTTGGTATGGGCGCGACAGACCCAATGCAGAAACTTAATAAGTTTATTACAGGCATATCAGCATTCAGCCAGATCGTTAATTCTCCTGTTCCTGGACTTGACCTGCAAGAAGTTGGCAAAGAAATCTTCGGTCATATGGGTTACAGCGATGGTTCTCGTTTCTTCGGAAATCAAGATCCTCAAGTTGCTAAACTTTCAGCTCAGCTACAGCAAGCGACTCAGATGATACAACAGCTTCAAGGCGCAGTTAAAGAGAAGCAAAGCACTAACCAAACTAACCTCGCACGTACGCAAATTCACGAGCAAACTGCTCTACAGAAAACTCAAATCCATGAGCAGAACGAGAATAAACGTGCGTTGGCTGCCCATATTCGTGCGCTTCATGAAGTGCAGAATAAAGGTGGAGAGCAAAAGACTGGCAATGAAGACAAGCTAAAACTCATTGAGTTAAACCTAAACCACGAACGTGGAATGGAGAAAAACAAAAATGATTTAATAGCTAAGTTGCACGGTAACATGATTAAATCTCAACAAAACCAAAATGGACCACAACCCAATTCTGTTGTGGAGATTGGAAAATAGATGTCTGAAGCAGATGATAATGAACAGCTAATTCATCAAGCTGTTTTTGGAAAGCAAGTTGAATCTTTCTTTAGTTCTGACATAGGAAGGTATATACTTGCACTAAGCGAAACAGACCGTACAGACGCAATGGAGGCATTAGCTTCGTGCGATCCTGAAGACAGTAAAAAAATTCGAGAGCTACAAAACAAAGTTATTGTGGTTGATAAAATTCGTGGTTGGTTAGAAAACGCTATTCTTAACGGAGTACAGGCACTTAACATTATTGATGAAAGGTCAGAATGATGTCTAAATATCTTAAATTTTTATTGGACTTTTACTTACTTAAAGCTGTCGGAGACGACGATGGCGGAGATGGTAATGCTGGTGAACAAGCTGGTCAATACCAATATGATGATAATGGCAACATCGTTGGCAATGGCGGAGACGCACGTTTAGCTCTGCTAAATAAAATCAACGACAATAATGACGGTCAGCGTGCAGACGAACTTCAAGACATTGGCGAAAACGATAACCTCGAAGATTTTAAAGTTCAAAATGCTGATGGCTCTGAAGAAGATTTAGATAATCAACAAGCCAATACAGAAAATGAAGAAGATCTTGCGAACGGTTTCTCAACAGAGAATAAAGAAGATCAGAAAAATGAGAAATACAAATTAAAAGTCAACGGTCAAGAAGTTGAATTGACCTTTGAAGAGCTGGTTCAGCGTGCTCAAAAAGTTGAAGCTGCAGATCGTTATTTAGCAGAAGCAGCACGCATCCGTAGTGACGCATTAAACGGAAACCAGCAACAAGAACAAAGTCTATCCAAACAGGACGACTTTAATCAGGGGGTCGATGAAGACGACCTAGCACTAGCCCGAGCTATACAAATGGGCGATGAAGAGGAAGCAGTAGCAGCGATCAGAAAACTACGTTCAACAGGTCCATCCGCGGACGACCTAGCGAAAACAGTAGATGAGCGCCTAACATTCCGAGATGCTTTTAGTCGTTTCCAAGACGAATACAAGGACATCGTAAGCAATCCGCATCTAAATAAACTCGCTATTGATAGAGATGTTGAATTAGTTCGTGCAGGTGACACTCGCTCTTATTGGGAGCGTTACCAATCGATTGGTGAAGAAATCCGTGGAGTCGTTAAGAACATTGCAGAAACTTCTGGCTATGCAAAGCCTACTGAAGAAGATAAAGCTAAGCAGGAGAGTCAAAAGAATATGCAAAATCGACAAGAGCGAAAAGAAGGTGCAAGATCAGCGCCAACCTCTGCAGGTGCGAAGACATCGAACACTCAAGCAGATGAAAAAGAGGAAACAGTTAGCGATGTTATTTCTAACATGGCTAAATCTCGTGGTGGTCCACAATGGATGCACGGTTTCCAAGGTTAATTTAATTTATTTTTAGGAGTATATGACATGGCAGGTCAAGTGTGGGCAGTAAACTCTCTTGGTGGCTATATGTATTCTCGCCAACTCTCTAACGTGTTGCGCATGAACGTACAGCCATTAGTAAAATTCCGTCAATTCTCAGACGTTCGTGATGCGTCACAACAAGGTAAGAAGAAAGGTGACTCTTTCACTTGGGACGTATTCTCAGACGTAGCAACAGCTGGTGGCGTATTGGTTGAAACTAATACAATGCCAGAAACGAACTTTAGTATTACACAAGGCACATTGACAATTACTGAAGCTGGTAACAGTGTTCCTTACTCTGGCAAACTAGACAATTTGTCTAAATTCCCAGTGATGGAGTTAATTCAAAAAGTTCTTAAAAACGACGCAGTTAAAACTTTTGACCGTTTAGCATGGTCACAATTTAACCAAACATTGCTTCGTGCAATCCCAACTGGCGGTACTAGCACATCAGCTATTACTCTTTACACTAACGGCACTGTAACAGGCACAAACTCTATTGCATATAACAACGCTCACGCTAAAGCGATCGTTGATACTATGAAAGAGCGTAATATCCCTGCTTACCTCGGAGACGACTACTATGCATTAGCATGGCCAACAACTCTTCGTTCATTCAAAAATAACTTGGAAACCATCCATCAATATTCTGATACTGGCTTCAAGTTAATCATGAACGGTGAAATCGGTCGTTATGAAAACGTGCGTTATGTTGAACAAACTAACGTTGCGAAAGGTGTCGGCACAACAGGTATTGCTAACACTGCTGGCGGCGATATGGTGCCATGGGTCAACGGTCAATCTGACTGGTTGTATGTATTCGGTAACGATACAGTTGCGGAAGCGATTGCAGTTCCTGAAGAAATGCGTGGTAAAATCCCGACTGATTATGGTCGTTCAAAAGGCGTGGCATGGTACTATCTTGGCGGTTTCGGTATCGTACATACATTAGCATTGAACGCTCGTATCGTTAAATGGGACTCACAGGCTTAATTAAGGTAGGGGAAGGCTATGACTGACTTAGAATTAGAACAGCTCCATAAAACATTGTTGGATGGATCTGAAATTGCAGCTCTGCGGGCAGTTTATAATCTTGGCTATGCAGCTGGCGCTGGCACAGTATTAACTATTACTTCACCAGACGCTTCTGTAGCTACTGTCAAGCCTTCCGATACTGTAATTGCCGTGGCAAAAGCACATTCTCAATTAAAGAAATAAGGAGTAAATAATGGGTACTAAAAATATGGGGTACGATCATCCAGCCTATTTGGCTCGTGTTGGTCAACCAATGGGCGAAGCTGGCGGTGCTGCTACAACACAGTATGGTAAATTTGCTGCGTTTACAGCGATGTTGGCTTTCTCTGCTCAAGTCACAGTAACTACAGCTGGTACTGCAGCAGGTCACTTGTTGAGCGTTCTTAAAATCTCTGGCACAGCGACATCTACATTAGCAACGACTACTTTGGGCACGAATACTGCTGGTTACACAACCAACGTATTATTGACTAACGTTGCTGGCGGTGTTTCATTGAACCAAGGCGATATTTTAGACGTTGTAACTGGTGCTGATGTTGTTGGTAAAGCTGCTGTTGCTTATGAATTGGCAGTTTTGCCTCTTGCTAACGTTACAGCATAAGGAGAAATAACATGGCTATTCAACCAAAAATTCCAGCATCACAATCTCCAAAGTATGATGGTGAATTGAAAGGTCAAAACTCAGGTCAAGACTTTGCTCAACCTATGGTTAACTTTTCACATTCCCCAGAAGGCGTTGGCGGTTTGTATGATGATATTGGTGAAAAATCTGGCTTCCAAATCGATGGCTACCTTGATAAAAAAGGTCAGGCATACGGTGAAGGTGCTAAACTCAACTTCTTGCCTCCAGGAATGGACATCGGCAACCAAGAAAATTGCGACATCCGTATGATGCCGTTGAAGAAATTGGTTGAAGAGTCTTACTCTGGCGACGGTTGGGAACCAAAACCTCGTGACGTTCCAGAATTCGGTCGTGGCACTCCTGGCGGTAACGCTTGGGAAGTCATGCCTGAGTCTAAAAACGCTATGAATGGCGGTTTAAAAGCAAGTTCATCAGGCAAGTAAGAAGTTAAGAAAGAGGGGACTTAGGTCTCCTCTCTCTTTAAGGAGTTGGAAATGAGACGACCAAAAATCCAATGCCATAATTGTGCACCGAAAGAGTGGAGAAACACTCCAGACATGACTGGCTCTTATGAATTAGACGCTGTAATTATGCGAAATCCAAATAAGGACATGGCTGATAGACTTCCCGATCATTTAATGGGAAACGACGCTTATGTCATTCAAAACGGGTATAATTCTTATACCAAGCGCATTGACTAAGGAGACCTATTATGTCATGGCAAGAAAAATTCCAAATAACAGTGCCGCAGAAAGAGGAAACAGCGACCGACGAGGGTTGGGCATTTCCTGTTGACGCTAATAAAAACCTAAGAGACGCAAACGACCAGTCGCATAAAAACAATGCTTCTGCTATTGACGAATGCGATCAAAAAATGAATTTCCTTCCTCCTGGAATGGATATCTGCAATCAAGAATGTAAGAAAATCGAGAACATGCCTTTATCAATGGCTGGTGCGACAGACGTTTCTGGCAAAGTCGTAAATGATAAAGCATTTAGTTTGGATCGTGATAAAGGCGGTTTCACTCTGTTAGAGATGAAAGGCACTGACGATCAATATACAGGCGAGCACGTTGACCATTTTTATGGCGACGCTGGCGGTTTTGCCGAACGTAACAATTATTTAGACAGGATGTAATCATGTTACCCCAAAGCGCAACCGAACAGATAGTTAATCTAAGCAGTTCAAAATCAACTTATAGCGTAGTAATTCCTGATTATGTGCCTGTTGCTAATGCGACAGATCTTCTTCAGTTAATTGGTGCAGTCGGCAAACTTATCACTGTAACGATGATAAGAATTAATTCTGCAGCAACAACAGCAACTTTTGAAAATTTTTACGCTTATAAACGAACAGCTCCGAATACTGGCGGAACAATAAGTAACCCTGCTGTTGCTAAACATGATAGTCGTGATCCTGCTCCTTCAGCTGTCGTAAACCAATACAGTGCAAATCCATCAGCACTTGGCGCTGGCGTTTTAGTTCGTTCTGAGCACGTTTCAGCTTCTGCAGCTGCAGCTGGTAACTTAGTTACAGAATGGATTTTTGGCGATCGCGCTGCAAAAGCATTAATTTTAAATGGTCCAAATGAAAGTTTGTGTCTTAACTTCGGTGGGAATTCAGTCCCTGCTGGCACCAATGTCCACATGACCATTGAATGGACAGAGGAATAAATTATAGAAAGGTTGTAAAATGAAAAAAGTCGATATGAAACGTCCTTATGGTTTAATAACAGGACATGATGAAGCTCGTTATGAACAAGACGGGCTTCTTTTCGATTGGCAAGGTCATGCTCTAGTACAAGATGAAAAAGAGCCTGATGAAGAAAAAGAAATAACAACTAATACGACAGAAAAAGACGCAAGTAGCGACGAAATTACTACTAAAACAGACCCAAACCCATCTGCACGAGAGTTTTTACTTCGTTCTTTGAAAGAAAATGCGCTTGGTAAAGCAGTTATTTTCGGCATGTCTGAGAAAGAAAATATCAACTGGTCTGAGATTAAAGAAGCATTTATTGATTTAAACATCCAAGAATACACGTTTAAAAAACTGGTTTACTGGAAACTTCCTGAAAATTTAATGCCAAATAATGCATAGAAAGGTTCAAAATGGTTTGGAGCATTGATAATCCGCAGTGTAACGAGAGCAAAAAGATTTGTTATACTGCTGCGCCTTATTTGCGCGGAAAAGGCTTAGACATCGGGGCTGGCGATTTTAAAGTATTGCCTCACGTTATCAGCGTTGATAACATGAACCATGAACAGTTCGGTTTTCAGATTAAACCAGACATTCTGTGCGACTGCACTAATATGTCTTTGTTTACTTCGCAGTCAATGGATTTCGTTTATTCTTCACACACGCTAGAGCATATTGAAGATTATAAATCAACATTGAACGAGTGGTGGAGATTAGTTAAATTCGATGGATATTTAATTCTTTACTTACCACACAAAGAGTTTTACCCAAATATCGGCACGGAAGGTTGTAATCCAGACCATAAACACGACTTTTTACCAGCAGACATAATTTCTGCAATGGAAAGCGTAACTGGCGGTAAATTTGACATTGTTGAATGCCAAGAGCGAAACGAAGACGAAGAATATTCAATGTTTATGGTTTTCAAAAAAATTAAAGGCTCTAAAAACAAAACGTCTTATCTAGATCCTAAGCCAGAGAAAACAGTTTGCGTCGTTCGTTATGGTGCATTCGGCGATTTATTACAGGCTTCAAGCGTATTCGCAGGACTTAAAAAGCAAGGTTATCATGTAACATTGTTTACTTCTCCTCCTGGAAGTGACGTTATCACGCACGACCCTAACATCGATAAAATCGTGCTATTTGATAAAGACCAAATTCCGAACGCGAACTTGGTTGACTTTTGGAACGTTCAGAAAAAATACTTCGATAAATTCGTAAACCTATCTGAGTCTGTTGAAGGAACATGGTTAGCGATGCCAGGAAGAACACAGCATGGCTGGTCTCCCGTTATTCGTCATAAATACATGAACGAAAATTATCTACAGTTCCAGCATATGCTTGCTGAAGTTCCGCACGAACCTGTTGTTAAGTTTTATGCAACGCTTGAGGAAAAGGCTTGGGCTAGGAAATTAAGAGCGAGAATGAATGAGTTCGTTATCGTTTTCTCTTTAGCTGGCAGTTCCGTGCATAAAACATGGCCATATTTAGACCAGATCCTAGCTTCAGTTATGGTTGGCTTTGACGGTAAAAACGGAAACCCAAAAGCAGACGTCGTTCTTGTCGGTGGTCCAGAAGCTGTTATGCTTGAAGCTGGCTGGGAAAACGAGCCAAGAATTTATAAGACTAGCGGTAAATGGACTATTCGTGAAACAATGAGTTTTTTAGCAGAAGCTGACTTAATTATTGGTCCAGAGACAGGCACGCTTAATGCTGCTGCTAATTTAGAAGTCCCAAAAATCGTATTTTTATCCCATTCAACTCATCATAATTTGACTAGGGACTGGGTAAATAC